GACCGCGGTCCTGATCGGCGGCGTTCGGAACGGCGCCCTGTTCGTTGACTCCACCCACGCCAAGTGGTGCGAGCCCGAGTTCGCCCCGGACGGCGAGACCGTCGAGCGGCTGGTCATCCAATACGGCTACACCAAGCGCGAGCGAGATCCGAGGTCGCGCAAATGGCGCTGGATCGGGATGCTCTACAGGCGCGAGATCGACGGCACGACCGACGCGGTTTTCTCGGCCGAGGCCAAGGCCGACGGCGGCGAGCCGGAGTGGTCCGAGGTGTCGACGGTCGCCCACGGCTTCGCCCGGTGCCCGGTCATCTGGTACGCGTTCATGCGCGGGATCTCGATGGTTGACGACATCGATGGCCAGAACATCCACGGGCACCTCCACGACGAGATCGAGGCGCACGACTTCAGCTTTTCCCAGCGGCACCGTTCGGCGCTGTTCTGTGGTGAGCCTCAGATCGTCGAGGTTGGCGTCCAGCCCGGCTACTCCCCGACGGAGACGGCGCGCGGGTTCACCGGCGGGTACTCTGACCCGCTAGACGTAGCGAGCGGCGACGCTGCCGGCACGGTCGTTGGGAGGGCCACGCTAGGCCAGGGCTCCGGCGGCGCACGCCTGAACGCCGGCGGCACAGGCGGCACTTCTCGCAAGCGCGGGCCTGGTACCGTTTGGCAGTACTCGGATAAGGATGTGAAGGTCACGCAGCTGACCCTTGCGCCCGGCGCACTCGACGCGATCGACGGCAACACGCAGGACCTTCGGGTCAAGCTGGCCGAGGGTCTCGCGGTCGTGTTCCTCGACCCTGAAAACGTCAAGTTCGCCAGCACCACGAGCGGCAAAGCCCTCGCGGTTCTCCGCAAGCGGCAACTCGACCGAGTGGCGAAACACGCCAAGGATCTGGAGCGCCGTCTCGTGCTCCCGCTAGTTGCCCTGTTGCTCGAGATCCTCGCGGCTTCCGGCTCAACGAATCGGCAACTAGTCGACGCGCTGGCCGAGGTCGGCGGCGACATCCGGATCGGCCTCGATTGGCCCGGCGACGAAGCCGACGCCGAGGAGGAGGGTAAGCGTTCGGCGACTGCTCGCGATGATCTCGACGCCGGGATCATCCTGAAGCGCACCGCGGTCGAGGCCATCGCCGGCACCTACGACATCGAAAACGTGGACGAATACGTCGACGCGCTCGAGGCCGAGGCCGCCGAGAAAACCAAGATCGCCGCCGAGCTGATGCACGGCAGCCCGTTTGCAGATGACGAGGACACGGAAACAGATCGAGCAGGACGCCGAGCGGGATCGCCAAACGCTTCTGGCAACGGAAGCGGCGGCGCTCCTGATGCTTCGCCGCGTGGCGATGGCGCCGACGACTCCGGCGATCGGCCGGCCTAGCCAGTCCGGCGCGCAGCTGGTCGAGCGGTACGCCCAGCGCGAGATCTACAACCTCAGGCAGACCAGCCGGCAGCGTTCGATCCAACGGGTGCAGAAGGCGCTTGCTCGGGCTGGCGTGCCTGCTGATGCCATTCTCCCGGGTGACGGGACCCTAACCGACGCGGCGAGGGCAAAGCGCGCTGCGCGGGGTATGGCCGACCATTGGCGGCGCAAGTTCGACGAAGCGCTCGGCACCGGCCGCGGAGCTTCAGCAGAGCGCCAGGCGGCACGGCAAGCGGGCCGGGCGATTGACGCCCGGGTCAGGACTACGGCAGCCACCGAGAGCGCAAGCGCGTTTGGCCAGGCTCGCGAGTCGCTGCAATTCGTGCAGACGGCAGAACTCTACAAGCTCTGGGACGCGGCACTAGACCGGCGCACCTGTCCGACCTGTGAATTGTCACACGGAGAGATGGTGCACCATTCGGCGCGATTCTCCCACGGCACACCCGGCAGCGTGCACCCGAATTGTCGGTGCATCGAGGAACTGATCACGGTCCAGGAATGGCGCCAGGTCAACGCTCGAACCGCGGCCTAGAAAGAACCAATCCCATGGACGATCTCATATGCCTGTGCTGTGGCTGGAGCGGCTGCGCTGCTACCTGCCCGCGTTGCGGCGAAGCCTCGTGGTCTCTATGTGACGGCGGGCCCAGCCCCGTCCACGCACCCACATCAAAGGCCCCCCGGGGCGACGACGACGAACCGCGACGCCGCGCCAAGAAACGAGGGCGTCGCTAATGCCGGCCAAACTGATCCCGATCGACCTGAGCGACACGAGCCCGGCCGATGACACGGTAACCGTGGGCGCGTTGCTGGCCGGTGACGGCCTCCGCGAGTACGACTGGTTTACGGTCGACGCGACCCTAACCGGCGCGACCGGTGACACGCTCGATATCTACCTCCAGCGGAGCCCGGACAATGGCTCGACGTGGATCGACTGGCTGCACTTCCCGCAGCTAGCCGCCGCGGCTTCGGCCATCTCTCACACGATCGATTCTGGCTCAATCGAGACCGGACCGGTCACCGTGGGCACTGGCACCAGCGTTGCTCTCGCGGCCGGCGCGTTCTCCTGCCGGCATCCCGGAACCTCCGTGCGTGTCCTGTTCGTCGGCGGCGCGACTACCTCAGCCGGCGCGGCGCAGGTGATCACGCTGACCGGTTGGCAGGCAAGATGAGCGACCCCGAGGCACCAGCGGGCCAGCCCAACGACAACAGCCACACGGTCGACTTTGCGATCTTGAGTGAGGCCATGGGCAACAGCGCCGCGGTCGGGAACGCCCCAGCGCAGCCTGAGCAGCCGGACCCGACGCAAGCGGGCGGCAAAGCGATTGACCCGGAGCCCGTTGCGGCACCGGAACCCGTCGAGCCCGACGTCCAACCGGGCGACATCCGCAAGCAACTCCGCTCACGGCGTCGAGTACTAGCCAAAGAAATCAAGCGGCTCCGCAAGCTCGAAGCCGAACACGACGACATTACCCGTGCCCTCGATGCGATGGGCCAAACAACCGCGCCCGTGCGCGACATCCGCAGCGCCCGCAAGGCGTAGGAGCATTCTACTATGGCAACTATCGCTGGAACTATCACCGGTCTGAACTGTCTCTCCAAGCCCAACAACACCGGGGGCGCCGGGCGCGAGGTGTGGGAAATGGTCGTGAGCTTCGCCGCCTACACCGGCGCGAGTGACGACGCTTCGATCGCTGGCGTGGGCGCCGCGTGTACCTCCAGCGCAAAGGACGGCCTGACCCGGACCCTTCGCGCTGGCGCCGGTGGCAAGGCCGGCGCCGACACTGCCGATCAGGCCGTGTACTCGGCTTGCACCACCGTCAGCACCGACGCGCTCACCGGCAACCTCGCGGTCGCCGCCGGCACCGAGATCACGTCGAGCACCGCTTGTACCGGTGTGCACATGATCGTCATCGTCGACGCTGCCTAGTCTGCCCGCGGGAGTTCCCCGCAACGCTACCCCTCCAATACGCGACGCCGGCGGTCAATCGGGCGAACAGAGGATCAACATGGGAACCCCCGATCAGACTCCGGCTCCGGCCGACGCTGGCGCACCCGCGCCGACCCCGGCAGCCGCTCCGGCTGCTACCCCTCCGGCCGCCGCGGCCCCTGCCCCGGTGGCGGCGGGCGCGTTAGCAGGGGCGCTACCGGCCAACCCCGCCGCCGACGAGCCGACCTGGCTCGCTGGTAGGCTAGAGCGTGAGAAGCGCTCAGCGGCCCGCTCTGCGCTCGAAGCGCTGGGCATCGACCCTGACAACGCCGACGACGCCAAAGCGGCGCTAGAGGCGCACAGGGCGGCAACGGAGGCGCAAAAGAGCGAGGTGCAGAAGCTCACCGAGGCGAACGCCGCGCTCCAGCTCCGGGCCAATCGGGCCGATGAACTGGAGGGCGCGGTCGCTACCTCGGCGGAAGCTGCCCTCGCCACGCTGACCGACCAGCAGCGGGCGGCCGTGAAAGCCCTCGCTGGCGACGACGTGGCAAAGGTCACGAACACGATCGCCATGCTCCGCCCGACTTGGGCAGCGGCTCCCGCCGACCCGGCGCAGCCACCCGCGGCACCGGCCGCAACGCCTCCCGCCGACACCGCCCCCGGGCGCACGGCACCGAGCGACAACGCCGCCGGAGATCCTCCCGATCTCCACGCGCAATACGTCGCACTGAAATCCACTGACCCGTTCGCAGCCTCTCGGCTGATGCGGAAACACGGCTACGGGATCACGGTCCCGCCGGCCTCTCTCTGATGACTGACCGTCCCGGTACACACTTCGGGACCCAATAGCCAAGGATCTATTGAATGACCGACGTTTCGCGCGTAACCGTGCCCGAGAACTTCTTCGATGTCACTTCCTCGAAGATGCTTTGCGAGCCCGAGCCGCAGTACCCGTATGCCCTCCTGCACCTCTCGGCGCTGGGCGCATCTCTCAGCGCCCCCGGCAGTGCCGGAACGCCTGACCGCCCCGTGATGGGCTCCGGCGCGCCCTACCCGGTCGCCGAGCAGGATCGCCTCGTGCTGTCCGAGCCGCTCAGCACTGAGATCTTCGCCGCTCGCGTCGATTTCACCGGGCAGCCTGGTCACATGGTGAAATTCAACCGGCCCGCGTTCACTGACTCGACGTACACCGAGGCCAGCCGCCAGGTTGCCACCGGCGCGACGATCAGCACCACCACGCTGGCATTCGGCGCGACCCAAACCAACCTGGTTCTGAAGCGCTTCGGCGGGCCGTACAGCAATGCCAACTCGGCGGTGCAGCCGATCGGGATCGACCGGTTCGACGTCCAGATGGGCGTGAGCAATCTGGTGCAGGGCGCCGGTGCTCAGCTGGTCCGGGACCATCACAAGTTCCTGGATTCCGTGTGGGTCACCCTGTTCAATCAGGGCGCCAGCACGATCCGCGCGCTTGGCCTCACCACGGACGACACCGCGACCGCGACCGGTCAGTTTCCGCTCGAGTACGAGACCCTGACCCGGACTCGCAAGGCGATGAACATCGCGCACCTGCCGACCATGCCGGACGGCTCGCGGATGTTCGTCTGCACCTCGGACGGGCAGAAACAGCTCCAGGACGATCCGCAGTTCGCTGCGTACGCGAAGGAGAACGATCGGACCAATCCGCTGTTCAGCCAGCACATGAATTCGGCATTCCCGGGCCAGTGGTTCGGCAAGGTCGCCGGGTTCCACTGTTTCGTGAGTGAGACTCTCTCGAAGGTCGACAACTCCAGCAGCATCGCGATCCACAACGCGCACGCCATCGCCCCCGGTGCCGCGCTCGTCGGTGGCGGAGCACCTCCACAGGTCTGCTATGCGAGCGACGATAACTACGGCCAGACCGCCAAGGTCATCTGGCTGGCTGACTACGCGATGGGGTTGGCTGATAGCCGCTTCGTCTACAACGTCAAGTACACCGAGGATCACGCCTGATGGCTGCGCCAGTTCGCTATAGCATCGGAGTCGCCGCGAGTGGCGATTTCGACTCGGACGCCGCTGGCACGACCGCCGGCGGGACCGCCCTCCACACTCAGCGGGTCAAGGCGGGCAGTGTTTCGGCACTGTTCACCGTGGACGCGGAGACCAACACGATCACCCTCGCGGCCAAGATTCAGGTCAGCGACGACAACTCGACCTGGTACGATTTCGCGCCGTTGAACAACGCCGCGACCGTCGTGCTCGCCACTGGAACCGGCGGCGCCGATGCCGCTGTTTCCAAGGTGATCGAGGTGCCGGAGGCCGCTTCCGCTTGGAAGTACCTCCGCGGCGCTGTCGTGTCCGGCGTCACCACTGGCGCATCGACCGACACCTACTCGATCCAGCTTCGGCATATCGTCGACACCGGATTCCGCTAGGCCTAACGGCTGGAGGCACCCATGCCGTTCGCCACTTCAGAGCTTCACCGAATCAAAGCCGAGCTTGGGCGCAACCTGCTCGAGACCGGCGCGGACGTCTACGTCGGTGTCCATCAGGACATCGACGTAGTAGTCCAGACCTACATCGAGGCCGAGGTCGTCACGACCGCGGTCATCGCCACGGCTATCACGGCAGCGTCCACCCCGACGCCGCAGACGATCACGCTCACGAGCGCCACCGGCTTTGCGGAGGGCGATCGTATCGTGCTCGACGTGGACACCCGGCGAGAGTGGGCGACCATTCAGAGCCTGAGCGGCACGTCTGCCGTGGTCCACTTGAGCAAGGCTCACAGCGGCACGATCCCGGTGGGTCTGGAAGGTCCGATCGAGATCGCCCGGGATAACCTCGCCCGGATCCGAGACATCAAGGATCGCCTTGGCTCGACGTTCGGATGGGGCGCCCTAAAGGCGGTCGACGAGATCGAGTTTTACCAATCCGGCGGGACTCAATTCGAGGAGCTTGGCTCTCAGCTGTCCTACTGGCGCGGTGAACTAGCGGCAGCGCTGGGCGTCGCCAACCTCTGGGAACAGAAGCGATCGGCCGGTTGCAGCGTGGCGCTGTACTGACCGCGCAAAACTGAAGCCAGCCTGTAGTTATGAGTACCTCCGTCCGCGACAGCTTCCGCCAGATCGCCAACGACGTGCGGGCGATTGCGGGCCGCGACTTCTCGATCCGCCCCTACACCGTCGAGCGGCTCGAATCGGTCAACGCCGGGGACTATCAACTCGAAGGCACCGAGACCGAAACAGCCGTCGAGATCACGGTTGACGGCCAGCCTCCCAAGGTGCGCTGGCTCTCAGACGAGGAACTAGCCCTCGGCGGCATGGCGAGCGGCACCGTCGAGGTCGGCCCCATCACCCCGGATCACGCGGGAGGCGGCCATAGTTGGGCCGTGCTCTGCGGTGGCGACCTCTCAGAAGGCGACCGACTCGCGTACCGCCTGACGGGCCCTGAGCATCCGACGGGCGCGCTGTACCGCTTCTGCGGCGGCAAGCACGACCGGGCGCTGCACTACCTGATCAGGCTCCGGCCGATTGCGGCGACGTGAGGCGAGGCACACCGGACCAGCACGACAGCAGAGAGACCCGGCGCAACCCGTGAGCAGCATATACCAACGACAGGGCGCGCTCTCGCTGCCCGTGGACACCGGAGCCCTCGGGGACTCTGGCGCGGCGACGCTGGATCCGGCGCGAGATGCGATCCTCGAGTTGCTCGCCACTGCCATCACCAGCGAACTTGGCGCGGCGTTCGACCTGCTGAAGCCGTCAACGCAACTGAGCGCGGCGAGCATCGTGCAAGACAAGCTGCCGTTCGCCCCGGACGCCGAGATCCTCCAGCAACAGAAAACGGGTTTCCCGCTCCTGTGCCTGGCTCGGGACGGCGAGGGGATCTCGGATGAGCATACGCTCGCTTACGAGCGCATCACCCAGAAATGGGCGCTCGACTACATCCTCGGCCCGCTGAACATCGCCGACGCGCGCAAACTCAACGACCTACTGATCGCAGTCGTGAAAGTTTGCCAGCGGGTGATCGAAAAGGGCCGCCACCCGGACCACGAGAACGGCACCGACCTTACCGGCCGCTGGCAGTACGGCGACGCGCAGAGCGGCGAGGGCGGCGCGAAGCTGTCCACGATCAAACTCTCCACCTATGTGGTCGGCAAGGCTCGAATCGCACAGGGCAACGACGCCCCGGCGTACTGGGCCGCGTCGATGACCCTGGAGACCACTGAGACCGACGGCGTGGTCAGCGGCTGGAGCGGTGAGAACGCCATCACCGGCGCGACGTTCACGATGGACCTCGCGACCGACGCTGCAGACATCGACGATTTCGTCGAGGGCGAGACCGAGCAGACGTTGCAGAGTCCGATCGGCGTGCCGTCGCCGCTGCATACGGGGGACTGATGCGCGCTGGTGTAGCTCAATCGGTAGAGCAGCGTTTTCGTAATTCGCAGGCCGGGGGTTCGACTCCTCTCACCAGCTCAGAGCAATGCCCCTCCTAGATCTCGGCAACGTCAAGCAGCGCCACAGCTGGCTGCTAGAGCAGCACGATCGAATCGTAACCGCAGCCCTGAACGACGGCGGCCGGGCGGCGCTCGATCACATCGACAAGCGGCCCGGGTTCACGCCGCGCACTGGCAGGACTCAGGACGCCACCAAGGCGCGCATGATGCGCACGGCCGGCGGCAAGCTGATGCGGATTAGCAACCGCACGAAGGTCGCGCGGTTCATGGAGCACGGGACCAAGCGGCACATCATCCGCGCCCGTCGCAAGAAGTTCCTGCGGTTCAAGCAGGGCGGCGCATGGGTGTTCCGCAAGGCCGTGAATCACCCGGGAAACCGCGCCTACTTGTTCATGCGCCGCGGCGCGCTTACCGGCTACTACGACGTCGGCCGGACGTTGCGCGCCTCCATGCGTAGCGTCGCCAAACAGTTCTGACACCACGAGAGGCACTCTCCATGATTCTGCGATTTCATCCCGTCCCGGGACACCTCGCCAGTTACCCCGGACCCAAGCGGGTCGGGCAGCTGCACCACTACATCGGCCGGACCTCGAAGCCCGGGCCGAGGGGCGTGGCGCACGTCGCCAACATCGAGCCGGTTGAACTCGACACCGAGAACGCCGAGCAAGAGAAGACCGCGCGGCGCTTCGTCAAATTCGTCCAGCGCGGCGGGCTGTACCCGGCCGACGCCGCCACGGCGAAACATTGCGGCGTTCGGTTCGTGAAGCTCGAGCGGGACGGCAGTAACGGCGAGTGGCGCCCGGTAGCGGCAGCCGAGATCAAGAAACCACCAAGCGCGCAGAAGCGCGGAAAGCGAGATCTGAATGGCGCTTCAGCCGATCACGGGACTACCTAGCTCCCACAAGTATCCCGGGCAGTGGGCAGAGATTCTGTTCGCTCAGGGCCCCTCCACTGCTGCGGCCAGCACCCGATCGGTGATCTTCGTGATGCCGATCACCTCGGCCGGAACGTGGACCGCAAACACGGTCTATTCGGTCAAGGATGAGGCCGAAGCGCGGAGCGGCGCCGGCGCCGGTAGCCCGTTGCACCGTGCGATCCGGAAGTTTCTGCTTCACAACCGGAGCGCCAAGATCTACGCGCTGCCCTACGCCGCGACCTCCGGCGGCTCGCCCGTTGCAGCGACTTCCGTCGTTACCGTGACCAACGCCGCCACGGCGACCGGTAGCGCCACTGTCACGGTCTGCGGCGAGGAGTGTTCGGCCGGTTTCAAATCGGGCGATTCGGTCACCACGATCGGCGACGCTCTCGAGGCCGCGATCAACGCCAAGGTCCATCTGCCCGTGACCGCGGCGAACGTGGCCGGCACGATCACCGTCACGGCTAAGATCGCTGGCATCTCTCAGGGCGACGGGACGATCCCGGTCATCTCTCTGCGAAGCGAGATCACCACTGGAGTCGGGACCACGATCAGCGACACCGGAGCGCTCGGCATCAGCACCGGCGTCGATGGCGTGGAGGGCAGTACCACCGAGGCGGCGAACTTCGCCACGGCGCTCGCTACCATCTCCAGCGCTCGCTATTACTACATGGTCACGAGCCTTTCGGACGCGACCTCGCTGGCCTCGCTCAAGAGTCACATCAGCAGCAAGAGCGAGCCCAACCCCGGGTTGCGCTCCGTCGGGATCTCCGGCTTCACCGGAGCGCTCACGGCCTGCGCCACGATCGCAACCGGGCTCAACTATGAGCGCCATCAGATCGTCTGGCAACTGAACGGCGACCACGACAACGCGGAACTCGCCGCGAACGTCGCCGCGATTCGCCAGAAACGCGAGGAGGTCGACTCTGCCGCGAATCTGAATCTCTACGCCGGCAGCGATTGGGGCATCCGCCCGTCCTACGCGCAAGCGGATTGGCCGGACAGCGACGACCTGAACGATGCCGTCACGGACGGGATCTCCCCGGTCTCCAGCAACCTCAGCGGCTCACAGTTCGGGATGAACGTCACCACATCGAGCAAGGCTAGCGGCGGCTCCCTCGACGACTGGCGAGCCACCGAGGCGCACCGCGTTTCTGTAATGGATGAGATCACGGATACCTACCTGCTCCGCTGGCAATTGCAATGGGCCGGGAAGAAACTCCGCGCAGACGTGACCCTCGACGATGGGGTTACCGTGAACCCGAATCAGAAGAAGTTTTCCGGAGTGGTGACGCCATCGCTTCTCAAGCCCTGGTTTGCCCTGATCGCCCGGGAGTTCTACGACGCCGGGAAACTCCAGGATCTGGAGGGCACCCGTGACAGCCTCGCCGTCAACATCGATCCGCTAAATTCGGCGCGAGTCGAACTCGGCGGCGACTTCCGATCCATCGATCACCTGAATCAGGGGACGTTCCGTCTCGCTGAAGTTTCCCCCGGTTGAAAGGAGTCTGAATCATGGCATTGAATGACCACGCAAGGCTTGGGCTCCTGATCGACGGAGTTTATCAGATCGAGGTCACGAACATCTCGGTCCAGTTCGACTCGGGCGCGGTCCGGATCGACACGCTCGAGGGTCTCGCCGGCAAGTCGGACGGCTCCGGCTCGGTGACGATCTCCGTTTCACAGGCCATCCCCCTCGGCGGCCTGGAGTTCGATTTCGTGTCGGCACTGGCGACCGGGACCTATCATCAGATGCAGATCCCGATCGGCGCCAAGTCGTACATCGGCAATGGATGGTTTCAGTCCGGCTCCGGTGGGCAGGGCGTCAACGCCGCGTCTGAGGCTGGCTGGGAATGGACCGGCGAGCTTTCCGAACTCGAATAGTCACATCACAACGCGTCGGCGGGCAAGTCACGGTGCCCGCTTGACGTAGCAGCTTTCTGCTCGCCCCTCCGTGTCCGGCTCCGTGCGCCGTTCCGGAGGGGCATTCTTTTTTGCGAGGCACCGCAGCATGACGTTTCCGACGAAGAATACACAGGGCGACCCGCTTACCCCGGTCGAGGTGCTAGTCCAGCTGATGGACGGCCCGGCCGAGGAAGTGCAGCTCGTCAGCAAGAAGCCCGGCGCCAACGGGGCGATCGTATCCGAGACCCGCAAGTTTCGGATCCACCTGCTCACGCAAGGCCAGCAGGTCGAGGCGCTGATCGCGGCCCGCAAATTCGCCAGCGAGAACGGCGAGACGGAGGAGCGTGGCCCGCTGTTTCGGGAGCGGCAGGCGATCGAGGTCGTCGCCAGGGCGCTACACGCCAGCAAGGCGCAGCCGAAACCCGGCGGCGGCGAGGGCGAGTACTACCCACGCGCCTACACCAACACGGCGCACCTCCTGCAATCGCTCTATGGTAGCGATCTCAGCTACCTGCTGAACGTGTACGAGAAACTCAACGCGATGTATTCGCCCCTGCTCGACCTCGACGACGCCGAGATCGAGGAGTGGGCCTCGCGCCTGAGCGGCCCCGGGGAGTTCGGCGGTGCGTTTTTTTTAGGGCGACTCGACTCCTCTCACTGGCCGGGTCTACTACTGTCCTTCGCGGAAACGATCCGGTCGCTGTCGCTCGAACTTGGCCGACCGCTGAGGGACTGGCAGGACTTGCTGGAGAGTTCGGAGTCGATCAGCGAGACCTCCAGCGATGGCATTACGTCACCCTCTGGATTGCGCAATCGGTCCACGGCTGCCAGCGAGGCGGGCGAATCGTCAAGCGTAGAGACGGCTGACGGCATGACCGCGCCGGAGACACTCGACGACGCCAAGGCGCAGGCCAAGGCGAAGCTCAGGAAGCAAGACAAGTGAACTGGCCCGACTTCCTCGCCGGCGGCTACTCCGTGATCGCAGCTGGCCTCATGGCCGTTTGGTCGTCGATTGCGATCCGGATGGCGATCGATGAACAAGCGCTCTGGACGCTGGTCATCCTGCTCCCGGTCGTGATCGCGTCGTGCGCCCTGTGGCCGTTCACCACGATCGCCGTGATGCTGGTCGCGTCGTCGTCGTTCTGGCGCGGCCGTGGCGGCGACTAGCAAGCAACCTGCCCGAACCGCGCAGACTATCCCCGGCCACAACCCCGATCCTAGCCGACTTCTGGCCACTAATAGCACCACCATGAAACGCCGAAACCCGATCGCCCTCGCAATGCTCCGCCGCTACGGCGGGAGTACGCGCGTGCATAGCGACAAGCGCCGACGCCGGCAGACCCGGCAAAGTTGGCGCAAGGATTGGGGCGTGTAGCCATGGCACAGCTGCAATACGACATCTCGGTCATCGGTCGGGAGAAGTTAAAGCGCGCGCTAGGCGGCGTAGAGCGCGACCTAAAGGCGCATGCCCAGCGTGCCGAGGGTGTGGCCCAGCGTGCTCGTCGAGGCGCCACAGGCGGCGGTGCAGGCACGCGCGGTACCGCTGCCGCGAAGAAACAGACCATGGACGCAATGCGAGGGCTGGCCCAGATCGGAGCCGTCGCAGCAAAGGAGGAGGTCAAGATCCATCGAAAGAAGATGGCGAATATCGAGAAAGAGAAGCGGGCCGGGATCCGCGCTGAGGCGGCGAGGGCGAGGGCAGCCGAGCAGGGCGCCAAGCGCGCGCACCGAGCCCGCGCAAAGTTCGCCACTGGCATCGCCGCGGGTACCGCCGGGCGAGCGTCTAACGTCATCCGGGGCGGCGCGAGCATGGCCGGGATGGCTGGCGGCGCGATGGCTGCATACGCTCTCAAGAGTCAGGTTGACGCCGAGAGGTCGGCAACCCAATTGGCGAACGTTCAGTTCGGCGCCGAGGGCGGCGCGCGGAGTCGTGGCGACATCCGAAAACAGATCATGGGTGGGGCCAACAAGTTCTCTGCGGCCAGCGGCATCGGGCGAGATAAGATCGTCGCCGCACAGAAAGCCTACCAGGAAAAGAGCGGGCGACTCGCCGGCGACGCTGAGTTGCAGCGCATGGTCAAACTGCACGAGACGACCGGCGCGGATATGACCGACCTCGGCCGGGCCGGCGGCGAGCTAAGCCAGTCGTTCAAGGATTCCGGGGTTAGCGACCCCAAGAAACGGGGCGCCATGGTCAAGCGGATGCTTGGCAAACTAAGCGCGTCGTCCGGCGTTGGGCAGATCGGATTCGAGGGCATGGTCGGGGAGATCGGCAAGATCACATCGGTGGCCGGCCGCAAGGGTGCGGACCCTGAGAAGGCCATGGCCGAGGCGCTTGGGCTAATGCAGTTCTCCGTGCAGGGCGGCGCGACCGATGCCGCTGAGGCGGGGACAGCAATGGCTCGCTTCTCTGACATGCTGATCAAGAAATCGAAGCCGCTCGGCAAGAGCAAGGCGGCCGGTGGGCTTGGTGTGCAGACGTTCAAGGACGGCGAGATGCGCTCCGACAAGGCCGTACTGCTCGACATCCTCGAGGCAACCGGCGGCGACCTACGCAAGATCACCGGCGCCGGCGTCGATATCCGCGCCATGAAGATCGCGGAAGCCCCGGCCAAGCTGTACCGGCAAGCGCTGAAGTCAGGTAAGACCGACGCCGAGGCGCGCGACATCGTACAGAAGAAACTCGGCACGCTGGAGGGCGGCGGGTTCAGTGGGCAAGAGCTTGACCGCTCCAGCCGGTTCGCGCGTGGCACGGCGTCCAGCAAGATGGCGCAAACCATGCAGAAATTCAATCAGGAGGTTGGTACCAAGCTGCTCCCAGTCCTGACCGATGCGCTGCCGACCTTCGCCAAGGGGATCCAGCACGCGGCCGACGCCCTGAAATGGTTCGTGGATAATCCCATGCAGGGCGTGGGCCTCGCCATCGTCGCGAGCGTAACCGCCGACATCGCCAAGGCTGGGATCGGCAAAGCGGTTTCCAGCGCGCTCACCGGGGCTGTCAGCGGCAGCGACGGCAAGGGCGCGACCGGGGGCGGCAAGGGTGCGGCTGCCATGATCGGCCTGGCGATCGGCGCGGCTATCGCGGCGGCGATCTACGACCGCGGCACCAAGGCGTTCGACGAATCCGAGGAGCGCTCGAAGAAGACCGGTAGCCTCAAGAAGCGGATTGCCGGCGGGAAAATGACCCGACAAGAAGCGGCGATCGCCATCGCTGAGGAGGAGGGCAAGATCAATCAGAAGGCGAAGGACGACGCATCGACCAGCAGCTGGTCCCGCTACGCCGGGATCGCGCTCACGGGGGGCGGTTCCCTGCTCGCCGAGCACATGACCGGGATGACTCCGGCCGACATATACAGCAGGGCAACGGGGCAGGGCAACGTCGAGGAAAAGACTCGGCGCGCCACGCTCGACGAAGCGAAAGCAGCGGCGGCCCAGATCGACGACGCGAAGGTTATGGCCAGCCGTCAAGCCGAGGCTACCGCCATCGATTCCACGGCGGGGAAGATGGCCAAGTTGGGCAGTTCGCTCGACACGCTTAAGAAAAACCTCGATTCGGTCAAGGCTCCCGACCGTTCCGGGAAGCCGGTCGTAGAGTAGCCATGCCCGACGTACTCAAAGATCTACTCCCGGTCGCCTGGCGTGACATCCAATTCCCGATCTCCTCGCGGGAGTTCGGTTTCCAGCAGGCTACGGCGCAGCACAAGTACATTTTCCGCGATGACCAACTGATCGAGTCTCTCGGTCGCGACAACCCGACGTACCGGTACACGATCCCGCTCAGGGAAGGGATCATCCGGAAGCCTGACGTGTTCGGCGCCCTGTTCTCCTCGACGTTCCCGGAAATGCTCTCGGCGTGCCGTGACCGCTCAGCCGGCACGCTGGAGGATCCGATCCATGGCCCGGTTCGCGCCAAGTGCGTGAGCTACCGCGAGGTGATGGACGTCAGCCGGCGCGACGGAATCGATCTGGAGGTCGAGTGGATCCTAGCCCCGGAGCCCGGCGCCTTGTCCGACCTCGAGGCGGACGGCGCGAGCATTCAAAACGTCCAGAAGCAAGCGGCTGATTTCGACAGCCAGATCGCGCCCGACGGCGCGGCGCGCGCTCTGCTCGATGAACTGAACGTCCCGAGCGAGCAGGGAGAGCTTGACCCGTTCGCAGCCGTCCAGTCGATCGCCGATCAGATCGACAACACCGGCAACAAGATCCAAGCGAACGTGGACAAGTTGAACGGCCAACTCGACCGGACGATCCTCAGCATTGACAAGCTCCGCGAGCCCCGGCTGACGCCGCTCCGTCATAGCGCGCGGAAGATGCAAGACACCGCGTCGAAACTCCCCGAGACCGTCGGCGCAACCGGCAACCGGCCGATCCTCTCGCACACCGTGGAGTTCCCTACGAACGTGCCGACGCTGGCCGGCAAGCTCGGCATGAGCGTCGCCGACATGATCAAACTGAACGGCAACCTCGCCCGGTCGCCTCAGGTCAAGCAGGGCACCGTGGTGCGCTACTACGGCCGCGAGTCGCTGAGTGGCGATCTAATCGAGATCGCCGGGCATCCGCTGAAGTAGCGAGCAAGACCCGCGGGCCCGCCGTCTGGCCCCGTCGACCCTCATGCCTTCGGGTCGGGCGAAACAGGCGGCAACTTTACCGACCGGCGCGGGCCGGTCAGAAGGCACAGCATGTCAGACAGCAATATTATTCACGTCGACTTTCACGGGGATTCTCTGGAGTGCGCGCAGCGCGACGGCCGGATTTGGGTGGCTGTCCGCCGCGTCTGCGACGCTCTCGGCGTGAGCGTGCAGCCGCAACTGACGAAACTGCGAGACAAGCCGTGGGCAACCATAACGATGATCGTTACGGTTGCCGAAGACGGCAAGCCTCGCGAAACCGCCTGCATTGACTTGGATTCGTTGCCGATGTGGCTCGCAACGCTCAACCCAAGGAAGGTGAGCGACGAGGTCCGTGGCAAGATCGAACTGTACCAGCGCGAATGCGCGAAGGTGCTCCGGGACCACTTCCTCGGCACCCCAACCCTCGCCCCGGTCGGGCTGAGCGAGGTACTAACCATCGTCGCGAACACGAGCCAGTGTGTCGCCAACCTCACGGCGACCGTCAACGAGTACGTCGCCGACGGCCGGGTACGGCAGGCCACGGTTGACACCAAACTCGACGGCCTCGCCACCGAGCAGCAGAGCACCACGAAGCGGCTCGCTCTGGTCGAGTCCAAGATCGACGCAATCTCACCCAAGCGCCGCGGGTTCTCGAGAGAATCCCAGCGCCGGTTTCGAGGCGTCATCCGTGACACCTACTCCGGCAAGTGTCCGTGCTGCCTACAGGCGGACGTACTCTCAAAAAGCACCGTTGCCGAGTTCGACCATTTCAACGGCAACCCGGGCGACAACCGGGCGGCTAACGGCTGGCTGATCTGCCGTGAGTGCCACGACGAGAAGCGCTCCAGCCAAGCGGCGATGCGGGGCCATTTCGATTCGTTCCAGGCGCGACTAGCCAGGCACCCCGGCAGCCAGCTGACCCTATTCGAGAGCAAGTGACGGCCCGTGCCTGAGTTCCCAGAACACCACTGCCGAGTCGAGATCGAGGGCGGCGAAACCTACACGTCCGAGATCAAGGGCTACTCCATCTCCTCGGACTACACGGTCCCGACCGACGGTTGGTCCG